TATCTTTCCCAGCCGGCGGGCTCGACGCGGTTATCACCCGCCGCGAGGCCATCGCCGAAGCGATGCTGCATCGCGCCCAGCCGCTGGCCTTCCAGATGACTGATCGTGCCCGCGAATACCGGGGCATGCGGCTCATTGATGTGGCGCGCGATTGCCTCGAGGCGGCAGGTGCGCGCATCCGAGGACTGACACCAAACGAGATCGCCCATCAGGCTACTCGTGCCGCCGGCATGCAGGGAACGTCGGATTTCCCGCTGATCCTGGCAGCGGTCGCGGGCAAGCGGCTGCGCCAGTCCTATGCCGGAACGCCCCGCACCTTCGAGAAGTGGGCACGCGGCACGACGGCCACTGACTTCAAGCCCATGTATCCCACGCAGGTGGGCCGTTTCCCGGCGCTGAAGGCTGTGATGGAAGGCGCCGAATTCAGCTATGGATCGCTGGCCGAGGGCCGCGAGTCCTATCAGCTCGCGACCTACGGGCGCATTGTGGCCCTTACACGCCAGGCGATCATCAACGACGATCTCCGCGCTTTCGACCGCGCCATCGCAACGGCTGGCCAGCGTGCCGCCGATCTCGAGTCGGCCATCGTCTACAACGTGCTGATCGCCAATGCCGCCCTGGCCGATACCGTGGCTCTGTTCCATGCGACCCACGGCAATCTCGGTACGGCGGGTGCTGTCTCGGAAACTACGCTCGGCGAGGCCTGGGAGAAGATGGGCACCCAGAAGGACCTCGGCGATGGTGTGGCCGCCGACGAGGAGTACATCGATGCCCGCCCGCGCTATATCCTTGTGCCTCCGGGCTCGCGCTCGATCGAGGCGCGCAAGATGATCGCTCAGACGACACCCGCCCAGGCTTCTCAGGTGAATGCCTTCGCGGGCGCGCTGGAAGTCATCGAGGAGCCGCGCCTCTACGTGGCGGGCGGCCCGCAGCCCTGGTTTCTCGCCGCCGACCCCAACCTCGTCGACACGGTCGAATACGCCCATCTCGAAGGGCAGGCTGAGCCTTTCATCGACCAGCGCGCGGGCTTCGAGGTGGATGGTGTCGAAGTAAAGATCAGGCACGACTTCGCCGCCAAGGCGCTCGATTACCGCGGCCTGTTCAGGAACGCGGGCGTCTAGCCCGACGCATGAGTCCGGTCCAATTCAGGAGAAGTTTTCATGAAGAACTATGTTCAGGATGGCGATACGATTGTCGCTCCCGCACCCTATGCGCTTACCTCCGGCCAAGGCGCGCTTGTCGGCACAATGTTCGGCGTCGCCAGGGCGGACGCCGCGAACGGCGCCGATGTGGCGCTCAAGACCCGAGGCGTGTTCGACCTCACCAAGACGGGCACCCAGGCCTGGGCGGTAGGTGCTGCAATCTATTGGGACAATGCCGCGAAGAACTGCACGACCACCGTCGGCACCAATACCAGGATCGGCGTGGCGGTCGCTTCCGTAGACGGTGCGGCCGGCTCGACCATCGGCCGAGTTCGTCTCAACGGCTCGTTCTGACCATGACGGCTTTCGCCGCCGCCGTCGATCTGCTGTTCGCCGACCCCAACATCGGGCGTGATGCGATCTGGCGTGCCGGTGGCGCCGGTGCGGGTGTTCCAGTTCGGGTTGTTTTCCGTGCACCCGATGTTGCGAACAACTTTGGCGGTGGGCGCTTTGTGGCGGCGGGCCGTTTTGTCGATATCAGGATTTCGGAGGCACCGGGACTTGCGTCCGGCGACACCTTCGAAATCGGCACCGCTTCTTATATCGTCCAGGGCGAACCCTTGGCTGACGAATACAATCTGATCTGGTCGGCGGAAGTCCGGGTGGCGTGATGGCCGAGGTTCAGGTCACGGTCCTCGGCGACCTTGAAAAGGAACTCGTTGCCGAAATCAAAGGCGCCGAGCGGGCTGTCACTGCAGCGATCCGTCTGGCCGGCGCCGGGGTTAAGGCCGGGTGGCGCGAACAGATCGCCGGCGCGGGATTAGGGCAGCGCCTTGGCCGCACGATCCGTGACCAGTACTATCCTAGGGGCGGAAACAGCCTGTCGGCGGCAGCCCTTGCTTACTCGCGCGCCTCGCACATCGTCGGTGCATTCGATGAGGGCCCTGTCATCAGGTCGAAGGATGGCTTCTGGCTGGCGATCCCGACTGCGGCGGCCGGCAAGGGCGCGAAAGGCGGCAGGATAACACCTGGCGAATGGGAACAACGGTACGGCCGCAGGCTCAAGTTTATCTACCGGCGCGGACGGCCGGGCCTGCTGGTTGACGGAGGCGATGTATTTCCGCGAGTGCGGGTCATGAAGCGCGATGGCACATCGCGTGCCGCACGGGGCTTCAAGAACCGTTCGGTCGTCATATTTATCCTGGTGCCGCAGGTTCAGCTTCGCAAGCTCCTCGATCTCGAGGTTGCTGCCCGTGAGTGGCAGGACAAGCTTCCGGCCCTGGTCGTGCAGAACTGGCCCGACCTCAAGGCGGAGACACGCTGATGGCCACGAAGCGTGAAACCGTCCTGCAGGCGTTGTTCACGCTGCTCTCCGGCCTTTCGGGGCCAACGGTCCTGCGCAACGGCAATCTGCCCGAGCGTGTGCCCGTCGGCGGCATGATCATCCTGCGCGACGGCGATCCGGGCGAGCCGGAAGTCCTGCTGTCGCCACCCGAATATATCTATGAGCATCGCGCCGTTGCCGACGTGGTGGTCGATGCCGCGACCCCGGCAGCACGCGACAGCATTTTCGATAGCATCATGCTGGCAATCGGCATTGCGGTTGCTGCTGATCGGACACTCGGCGGCCTCTGTGACTATGCCGAGACGGCAGCACCCGTGCCAGTCGATCTGATCGTCGAAGGGGCACCCGGCTTCAAGGCGGCAACGCTGCCGATCATTCTGCACTACGGGACGCCTGATCCGCTGTCCTGACCTCAGCACTTTAGAGGAGGAACTGCATGGCACGTGCACAAGGCGCGCGGTCGGTGCTGGCTGCTGCATTCGAAACCACCTATGGGACACCGCCAGCCGCCGGTCAGTTCTGGCAGATGCCCTTTGCGTCGTCGACGCTTGGCAGCGAGCAGCCGCTGCTTGCGTCCGAACTCTTAGGGTATGGCCGCGATCCACAGCCGCCGGTCAAGGACGTGATCACCGCCGATGGCGATGTCGTGGTTCCCATGGATGTCCGCGCCTGGGGCGTGTGGCTGAAAGCTGCCTTCGGCGCACCCACCACGACCGGAACGACGCCCAAGACTCATACTTTCAAATCAGGGTCTTGGAGTCTTCCGTCCCTCTCGGTCGAAGTCGGGATGCTGGAAGTGCCGTATTACTCCATGCTGTCCGGGGTGATGGTGAACACGCTGTCGTGGCAGATGCGCCGCGGCGGTCTTCTGACCGCCACCGCCGGTCTGATCGCCCAGGGCGAAACGGTGGGTGCTGTTTCGTCTGCCGGGGCGCTCAATGCCTATACACTGGAGCGCTTCGGCCAGTTCAACGGCGCCATCAAGCGGAACAGCGTATCGCTCGCCAACATCGTCTCGGCGGAAGTGACCTACAGCAACAATCTCGATCGTATCGAAACCATCCGGAGCGATGGCAAGATCGATGGCGCCGATCCGTCCCAGGCGGCACTCACCGGCCAGATCGTCGCGCGCTTCGCCGATCAGACGCTGCTGACCGATGCTGTGAATGGCACCCCTTGTGCGCTTGAGCTCTCCTTCACGATCTCGGCTTCGAAGTCCTTCACGCTGACCATCCCCAAGGTCTATCTCCCCAAGCCGCGCCTGGCCGTCAACGGGCCGAAAGGGGTGCAGGCAACCTTTGCCTGGCAAGCGGCTTACGATTCCGCCCTGCAGGCCATGTGCTCCGCGATCCTTGTCAATGACGTTACTAACTACAACAACACCACGGTGGCCTGATGCTTCGCCTCAATCTCTTGCGCGATCCCAAATGGATCGATCTCGGTTACGACGTCAGGGTTTTGACCCTGCCGCTCACCTCCGCCATACTGATCAGCCTGCGCAACGACCTCACCCTTCAGGATGCCGAGGCTTTGTCGCCGCCCGAACAGGCTCTGCGCTTTGCCAAGGCCGTAGCCTCTCGCGTCATCACCGAATGGGAGGGTGTGGGTGATGAACATGGCAGGGAATTGCCGGTCAGTCCCGAAGCTGCGTCTGCGCTGATGGACGTGTTCCCGCTCTATCGCGCCTTCGAGGCGAATTACATCGGCCCCTGGCTGAGGCTGGAATCGGAAAAAAACGCCTCCGCGCCCTCGCTGAATGGCACTTCGGCGGGGGCACCTCCTATTGCGAGGGCTGCGGCAAGCGCTGCCCAGACTGCCCCGCAATCCTGAATGCCCCCGAAACCCTCGAAGGCTGGCAGGTCTGGGATGTGGCGTTGCGCATGGGCGGGCAACTTCGTGTGGCACCAGCTGGCGCGATCCTCGGTTGGGACTTGTCGGCAGCCTTGGCGCTGGCGGCAGCACTGGCGGTCGATCCTCTGATCGCCGCGGAACTGTTGCCGGCGATCGAGGCAGCGGTGGTGCGTGGCCTCAATCAAACCCTCATGGCATCTCTGGACAAGGATCATGGCTGAACGCAAGGTCTCGGTTAGGCTGTCGGTCGTCGACGGCGGCCAGTTCAAGGCGGAACTGGCTGAACTGGGGGCCTCCGGAAACCAGGCGCTCGGCGCGATTGGCAGTGGCGCTTCGAGTGCTGGCAATGCGGTACGCCTGAATGCCCAGAAGCTTGGCAATCTCCAGTTCCAGATTCAGGATATCGCCACGAGCCTGGCTTCCGGGCAGAACCCCTTCACGGTCATGCTGCAGCAGGGCTCGCAGATCGTCCAGATGTTCGGGCCCGGAACAGGCGTGCTCGGCGCCATCCGGGCAATCGGATCGGGGCTCATCACCTTTCTCACCAATCCCCTTAATCTCGCCTTGCTCGGCTTTTCGGCGGTCACTGCAGCCGCCGGCTATCTCTTTTCCACTGTTTCCGGCGACGGCCAGGATGCGAACAAGACCCTCGAAGCGCAGGAAGACATCCTCGGGCGCATCGCGGACAAATATGGCGAGGCTCTGCCGCAGGTGCAGCGCTACGCCGACGAGATCGACCGCGCGAACCGGTCTGCGGAACTGGCCGACGCCCTCGTGGCGGCCATCGACCGGGCCT